CTAAGTCAAGCCCTGATGCTGGTACATACTTAAAGTTTCCGTTAGCTTTGTTGACAACCCACCAGCCACCAACCTTTTTTCCAGAAGCCTTGGCGTAACCTGCAAGTTGACTTACATAACCAAACCCATCTCCAGCAGCAAGTTTTTCATACGACTCAAACTTGTTTCGATAGGACCAGTCGGAAGCCGACTTAACATCATCAACAGCACCGTCGATAACAATATCATATGTTCCGTTAACGGATGCGCCATCCAATTCAAGTGTAACATGTTCAGGGTCTTCATACTTAACTCCTGCTTCCTTTAACAGCCCTTTGAACACTGCCTCTACGATATCGCCAAGCATCATGTTCATTACAAATGTATTTGGTAGTGGACGTGCTACCTCTGGCTTGTTCTTGTCGTACCAGAGTTGGCAAGTGGGGCGACCCACATTAGACATACGCAACTTGAAGTCGCCCCTCTTTTTACCACTGCCAAACTGCTTACGTAGTGCTTCAGAGATGTCGTCGGCCACCTGTTTAATGGTGGCGTCAGACATTTCCGTTTTACCATGTACAGCATCTTCCATGTACTTGTACAGGGATAGTTCGGCAGGATGATGCATTATGCTACCTCTTCATCGTCAAGTTCGATATCAACAATATCATCGACAACCTCTACATCATCCTCTTCCATCTTTACACTACGCTTTTCATCCCAGTCCTTGATGATATAATTATTGTAATTATCCACCCAAGACATAAAGTCAGCCAGCAGTTCATTGTCTTCTGGCTCTGGATCAATAGACACGCTAGTATCTAGTGAAGCCACTGGTACGTAGTAGGATGCACCAGTAGGGATTTTACGCTCACTGGTATTAGCAGTGATGATGTGAAAGATGGGAAGCCGTTGCTGCTTTGCGAGAGCAGTAAAACACCCACCAATTTCTTTGAAGGCGTCTTTGTTATCAATCTCCCAGATGAATGGTGTTGTTGGTAATTCAACAGCATTACCTCGTTCATCAGTTGGATTGATCATCTCTACCTTGCCAAACACAGCCCGTACACGTTTAATAGAACGCAGAAGGTCTTGTGTTTCTTTTGGTAGAGCATTCCAGTCCTTAATAAAACCCGAAGACTTACCACAGTTAAACGTACCTGCATTGTCCTTCAGATCATTATCAAGGTTATCGGACATCACTGTTTTGACGTACCGATTAGGACTCTTTGCATCCCCCTGAATAAAACGCTTGTGCATAAAGCGTTGCATAAACGGGCGTATCTTCACAGAAGATGCATAGTAGGTTGGGCCATCAGGGATATCCAGCTTGTAGGCTCCACCCTCAACTACTTCAACATTGACAGTCTTACCATTAACCTCCGCTGGCCCCATGATGGGAGTATGGTTAATGCGTAGCCGTGCTAGTGAACTAGAAGATGAGGTAGTCTTTTCGTGCGCTGTTCCCATCAGTTTAGCCATTGCTGCATAGTCAGCAGTATTGATAGTCATAATTTGTGTCATTCAGTTTCTCCTTTTCATAGAATAGTGCATAGTTATATCACGCTACGTCTTTAGTGTCAAGCCAGTTTGAACCTATTTTTGATTCTAATAGCAGGGGTACATTAAAGTTTATCCCCCATCGTGTTGTAATCAAATTAGGTAACTCCCTGTTAGTAGTATTGATTGCTTCTATGACTGCCCTCTCTTCATCGGGGTGAACGTCAATAACAATCGAATCGTGTACTGTATTTACCACACAGGATTGCATGCTGTCAAGCAGTTTATCAATGTGTATCAGTGCAATTGGTACAATATCTGCTGTAGCAAAAGACTGCACAGGATAGTTCTTGATCTGTGTGAAGTGTGATATGCGTCCACTTGGCTTCCTAACTACATCAGGAAAAGAAAACTCACGTCCAGAGGGTGTTGTAATCTTTCCTGTGTTCAACGCTTCCGTCGCCAAGGTAGAATGCCAATTGGCCACTCCTTGATACTTGTCAGTGAAGTGTTCGTAGTACGCTGCTTCTGCTTTTGTGCGACCATATCCTGATGCGCCATATAACGGCGCGAATGTATGCGCCTTCGCATCCTGTCGGCTCGTAGGCTGACCAGCATCGGTAATAACTTTAGCGGTGTATGCGTGTACATCAAACCCAGTAGATACTTCTTCAATTGCAACTCCATCCTGTGATAAGTAAGCAGCAGCACGAAACTCAAGCTGTGCAAAGTCAGCCTCAAGTATCTTACCACCTTCCCATCGTGACACAAATACTTTCTTTACAGGAAACGTGCCGCCACGTGGCATGTTCTGCATATTAGGATTAGCACCAGACAGTCTGCCTGTCGATGTGCGATGCTGTAACAGACTTACGTGCAGCATACCATCCTGCTTAGTGTAGTTCTTAATGCCATCAACAAAGGATGACAAGTATGTATCCACAGCACTCAGTCGTCTAACCTTTGACAAGAAGTCTGCTGCATCGTCCATACCCCTAGACTTAGCACCTGCCTCTAGCAGTTGCAAGTTATTCTTGCTAGTGGAGAAGCCATTGGCAGATGCCCACTTAGCTGTAGGTGGCTTGAACTTGAAGCCAGCCTGTGTGTCAGTAGGATTGAACAAGTATCCTTCTGTATGGCATACAGGACACTTGCTTGGCTTGGCAAAAGGCTCACCATTCTTCTTTGTCTTACGTATGTAACCAGTGCCAGAACATTCCTTACACTGTACAGCATTGGTTTTGTACATTCGTTGTGTTCGTGTAGCAACAAGCTGCCGGAACTCTCTATCACCCATGTAAGGATCAATATGCACAGCCCAGTCATTTTTATCAATAACCTTACGACCATAGATAACCCATGACAATTGCTCTGGGCTGTTCAAGTTAATAGGTGTGTCACCCATTACTTTACGGACATGAACCTGCAAGTCGTCAATAAGTTGACGCTTCTCCTGTTCAAACTCTTGACGCACATCTTCAAGCACATCCAAGTCAACCTTGAAGCCACGCTGATAGATACGTGCCAGTGTAACACACACCTGATTGGTCAACGTAACTGTGTCCATCAGACTAGAACTGCTAGACTGTAGTTGTGTCATCTGTTTATTTGCCAGTTGCTGTGTTGCATGTATGTCAGCAGACTGATACTCTGTCAACTCATCAAGAGGAATAGTGCGTGTGCTGTAACCCTTCTTGAAGTATTCCTTTAGTGTGTCCTGCTTCTTGGTGTCAAGATCATATCGTTCAGCACATGCCTCAAGAGACAGTGGCTCCTTGATACCACGCTGCAATACATACTCAGCCAGCATCGTGTCAAACACAGGGCCATCGTACTTGAAGCCTGACTCCCACAGCCACATAAGATCGTAGGCTGCATTATGGCAGATAAGCACTGTTGTCTGATCAAGGTGGCTCTGCACCAAGTCAAAAGACTCCTGATCAGGGGGTGATGCTTCTTCGTGATCAAAGACCACAATTGTTTCATTGTCTTGATCAGTCAACATACCCACCATAGTCAATGAGTTCTCTGGCTCAAACGGATCAAGGTGTAACTTACCGTTACGTTCTGTCGTTGTATTCTCTACGTCTAGTGTTAATTTCATGCTGTGTACCTCGCTGTTCTATAGTCAAGCATACAAGTAACATCTCCATGCCAGCCTGTCAATTTGTTTTTGACAATATTCATGTGACGCTCTGGGCTTTCATCCTCCTGTCCTTGCATGGGTGGGTTCTTAGCAATCAGAACCATCAAGTCAGCTTCAGCAGCCTTACCTGTACGTGAGCCTTCCATCATAGACTGGTTAAGGATAACCTTTCCTTCTGCCTCTGCTGATAGCTGAGACATATAGAATACGGCACACTCATGCTGCTTGGCAATCATACGGGCATGTATAGCGTTAGCCTTTAGTGCCTCATCAGGACGTGCAAAGCCGCCTGTCTTAGCAAACTTGTCACCCATGTCCAACAGAACAATGTCAGGCTTGTATGCCTTGCATATGCTCTCTACCCATGCCATGTCACGTCCTGTTGCATCCTTAATCTTGATACGTTCCTTGACAGGCGCGTATAGGTCACGGGCCTTACTTGGGTTGTTCTTAATCTCCTGCATCGTCATGCCTGTAGCTGCTGTCAGGTAACGTGCGCCTACACGATGGTAGCCTTCTTCGTTACACAAGATAATACAGTTAGCACCCTGATGTGCAAAGCCACCGGGGCTGGCAATCAGGCTGGCATGAAACGATGTCTTGCCTGTGTTCGGACGTGCGCCAACCTCAATCAAGTGACCAGCGTTTACGCCCTCGACCTTACGTGTGAGGCTGGAGATATTGAATGTCCAACGTGCCTCAAGGTCATTACGATCCAGCAGTGTTTCAAGTTCGATGTCATCCCATTCAATCTTCAAGTTAGGTGTAAAGTCATCACCATACTGTTCCAGCATCTGACGCAGAGGCTCAAGGCTAGACTTGTCGCCATTCACGTAGTCAAAACCCAGATTGGCAATGTCTTCACCAATCACCTGTTGAAACAGCTTTGACAATACTTCCTGTGCTACATCCCCACCCATCGGCTGCTCACGCTTGATGCTAGAGAACAGGGATGCAAAGGCTTGCTTCTGTGCTGTTGTCATTGTTGGATTGTTCGCCATGAACAATGCCTCTATCTCATCAGGTGTAACGGTACGCTCGTAGCGATCCATTGCTGTGTCGATAGTCTGTTTAATCTTCCGTACATCCTTACTGAACAGACGATCAGGGCAACGTGAGCCACGATGTTCGTCATAGAACTCTCTGTCCATAAGGCTTCTAATTAGTGATAATTCCATTTAGCTTCTCCATATCTGTCGGGTTGCGATACTTTAGGTCGTCTTCTAATTTTAGTACACGAACATCTTTCACATGTCCACGTAATTCTTTTGCCATCTGTAAAGTCTTAGGAAGCGCATCGGGGTCTAACGCTATGATGGCTGTTGAGAACTGTGCAAGATACCTTCTATGCGAATCTTGGAGTGATGTTCCAAGAAGTGCAACCCCGACAAAGGAGCCGTAACCAACAACGGCTGCACTCACACAGTCCTCAACAACTACAGCCACTTTACCACAGCCATGTGTGTATGGCAAGTCACTATTTCCGTATCTTTTCCATTTAGGTATTCGCTTAGACAGTGTTCTGCCTGTGGCATCTACCATCCTGCCCTCATGCATGACAGGGAATACAACACGATCCTCTTTGACATCATACAGAAGGCCAAGTTCATCCTGATCTAACTGCCATCTGTCACACCACCTGTTCATATACAGCATGTCTCTACGAGGCAATACATATTGTGGCAGAATAAAGGCATCCTCACTGCTTGTACTGTTACGTGTGAACCCAGCCTTGATGTCTTCCACAGACAAGTGAACACGGGTACTGCCACCAACAGTACAGGATACCTTGTAACAATTCCACAAGAGTGTACCCATATTGTTAGTTACACTAAACGTCTTGATACCCTTACAGACAGGACAATTCATACGCTTAGTTTCGCCATTAGCTACATCGTAGTCACTTGGGTTAATCATTTATATATCCTTTCTATATACTATATATAATTATATATATAGTTCGTTGCGGCAGTTGAATGCTTATATCATGTATTCTTTCGTGCTGTCAAGGCACTTTCTGCACTTCGATACGTATTTTTTAGGTAGGGCTTTACTGATTGTGGATTAGCATGTCCTGTAACCGACATGATTTGTCCTATACTAACACCAGCCTCTACCATTTCTGTTGTACCTGTGCGTCGTAGGTCAGATAGTCGCAGGTCACTTGACAAGCCAGCGTCGTCCATTAGCTTACGTGCATACAGGGGCAGCTTATATATTGAGTAAGGAATATATTCACCCTTCTGTGGCTCTGGACGGGGTGCAACATAGGGCTGAAAGCCAAAGTCTTGCTCCTGTTGTACTAGCATGTCATACAGGTCATCATCAATAGGTAATTCAACCTGTGCATTACGCTTCGACTGTAGTATTGTAACCCTACGCTTTTCAAAGTCAATTCTATCCCATGTAAGCACTCGCATGTCACCTACACGCTGGCACCACTGGTATGCCATGTGTGCAATCAGTCCAATGTTACGGGTGCTAAAATCGCTGTACGCTGTGTCGAGTAACTTAGTGACATCTTCCCTAGTCCACACAACCTTACGCGCCTCTGTGGCCCTCCTACGGACGACAGAGAAGGGGTTGATGCTGCAATGCTCCATACGAATACCATAGTTGAACAACATCCTTGCTGCACCCAGCGTGTGATTGGCAAACGATATACCACGATCACACCACTGGTCATAAGATAGCTTGGCTTGCTTGGTAGTTATATCAGTAAAGGTGATCTCACCAAGCACAACATCATCCACTGTTGTTTTCTGCACAGCATCAATCAAATACTGATAGTGACGTTTTGTCTCATCACGTAAGTGTTTGAAATCGTGAGAAGAATAATACTCATCTGCTAGTGTAACAAGTGTCATTTCCATTTAGAGTCTCCCCTTATGTTCCACAGTAGGTAGGCTGTGTCTGTTATACGTTCCTTCCACATGAGATTGTCATAAAGGTGGTCGGGGATGCCACCGATACCATAGTGTGCGCCAGCTATCATGCCAGCTACAGCACCACAAGTGTCGCTGTCATGTCCACGATTAACAGCCTTGATAACACAATCCTCAAAGTTGTCAGTAGTTTGGAATGCCCACATGGCACAACGATATGTCTCAGGAACATAACCCCCAGACAATACATCATTCCTGTCGATGTCAACGTCATGCCGGTACGTATCATACCGGGCCAGTGCGTCAGCATGCCACAGTTCCTCTGCAAATATTTTGCTGAACCTCACAGCAGTCTCACTGCCGTGTGTCAGAAGTGTTTGCTGTGTCGCCCATGTGATAGCAGTTGTCTTGTCTGGAGCAGCAATGATAACAGGAGCCATACGCATCAATGCACCATTACCAGAAGATTTGTCGTCAGACTGTCCTTGATAGGGCCGTGTCTGATCAGCAATAAATCCCTCCAGTGCGCGTTGTGTTGTCTGTCCTATATCAAAGCACCTGCCACGAGGAATATAGTCGCCATGCATATACCACTTGACAAAGTTGGTCATAGTTTGATGTGGATTGAAACCATTGTATTCAATGATAGCGTCTGCCATTGCCATTGCCATAGCTGTATCATCTGTCCACTCACCTATTTGCATATCATGTGCGCCACCTGTGACGTATTTAGTAATATAGTTTTCAGGTTCTCTGCTAGGGGTGAACTCTAGGGGTGCGCCAAGAGCGTCACCCACTGAGAGTCCTGCCAGCATACCTATTGCTTTACTTGCTGTCAACATTCTTTGTTTCCTTCTCTTTCCATACATTGTTCAAGAACCTCTTATGAAAATCCTCAACACCCTTACTACGGTAGGTTGTATTACTTTGAGCATACCTTGCTCTCCACCTTCCAGTGGAAGGCCAGTAGATGTATTGTTTACCGTGTTCGTTCCACACATACATCATACTGACTGCATTATTAACCCATTCATACTTTATACCATTATCGTTTAGGTATTTTTCGGCTCCATCCTCACCCTCTTCTGTGTACCAGTACGCCATTATGCTGCCACCGACTGAAACGCTGGGTGTTCTACCCAATCTGCTACTTCAAGTTCACGCTTGAACATGCTGACAGCATTAGTATCTTTAGGCGTACTCTTCAAGGGAAAGCCATTACGCGCATCCTGATACGACGCATAGTTTGTGAAGGCTGAGTATAGGGCATACAGATTACGGCCCCGATCACTAGCCTCTTGACTGTACAATGTGTACATCTTTTTGGCCCTGTCTTTAGACGGCATGATCTTCTCAAGCATGTCCTTGACATTCACGCCTATAAGACTGCTGTTTGCCCAGCGTTGCATCTGCTCTGCGTGTGCAGTGAAGTCTTGCTGTGACTTTTCTAGTTCCTTGGCGAACCTGTCAAGGCAGAAGTTAGCTGTGTTCTTACGCATCACCTTGTCATGCTTGCCCCTGATCTGCCCATTGAGACAGAAGAAGTCAATAGAACCAAAGATAGCGACGTTAGAGCATGTGCCATTGACACCATGCAGTGCAATGATACGCTTGACCACATCGACTTCCATCTTGTCTGTCGTGATCTTGGTAGTCACGTTGGGCAGACGCATGTCCATCATGGCCCAGCCATTCTGGTGGGCATCACGCCAGCTAATCTCTGCATCCTGCATCTCTGCTGGTGACAGTGTGTCTTCCGTTGTTTCCATAACCTTACGGAAGAAGGCACCATGATTTTCACAACGGAAACCATTGCCAACGATACCAATATATTCTCCGGTATCACCATTGATAACATACTTCTTGTCATCCATTTTAGTCTGCTCATACTGAACGTCAAAGTCCAGATTTTCTGGGATATATTCAAACGGCATAATCATTCTCCTATCGTTAATTGATGTCCTGTTATATCAGTTATCTGACGCAG